TGCTCATACAACTGCAACATATCCTGCTCGCCTTTCATGTAAGTATACGCTTCAACAAGCGAACCGTAAAGAAGAGCATTGGGGGCGTTTTCACTGAGCCAAGTTGTGCCAGAACCCGCCCCTGCGGTAAGACTGGCTGGGCGATAGTAATAATGTAGTTCTACGTCATACGTTAAGTTTGGTGTTGGTCCAAGAATAAAGTTGTCCACATCAAAAATAGAGTAATACTTTGGCGTCGCGGTTGAACCATAATCGATTGAGTATCTTTGAACAAAGTTAACGTCTTTAAATTCCAAAAACGCTTGATAGTTTGCTGTGGTGATTTGCAAAGAAAACGGCGCTAAGTAATCTGTCGGTACGTTTAAGTAAGGATCACCAATAGTAAGCTGGGCAGCGGCGTTTTTACGAAATAGCTCTAAATCCACCAATGTGAAAATGCGGTCTTCGGCGCCGCGAATAAAAATAGGAAGATTTGATACGAAAGACGTTTCAGTGTTTTCCGTAAAATCTTGTATTGCTGTTTCTAGCTGTGCGTATGTAAAAGACATCAATTAATCCTTACAATAGCATTAGAAGAATTAGCGGCTGGCATCGTAATGGTAAAAGTAGAAGAAATAGAGCTTTGGTCTGAACCAAAATCGTAAACAGCAACGGCCTTATTTGATTTGCTGCTATTATAGACTAAAGCACCTCTAGCTGTAATAGTTGAATTGCTAATAGACACATCGTTAAAATCAACAATCGCGCTCGTACCATCTGTAGTTGGTGCAACCACAGTCAGTGTTTCACCGCCTGCGGTATAGCCTGTGCCAGAAACTTCGTTGGTTGTTGTGTATGCAGTGGTAGACGCATCTAATGTGGCTGCGTTTGTGTAAAGTGCAATTTTAAATGTGTCCGCTGTAAAATCATGCTCGGCTTCAAAAAGCTCTTGCTTGAAACTTGTACACATTGCTGTGGTAATTGCCATTTTTTTCTCCTATAGGGTATTAACTTTGTAGCCCAATCCGCTATGCACCGCGCAGTAAATATACAACGTGGGTGCACCAATCGCTACTGTTATCTGTGTGTAAGCTCCAGAAGTGCCCGGTGTCCCAACTTTTGTGACACCTGTGGTGTACTCTACGCCGCCGCCGTGAGTGCCGTCAGGTGTGGTTGAGAAACGTAATGGGTGCCCTGAGTTGCTGGCATCTGATTGGTCATAGCGATAGGTTAGTCCCTCAGTAACATCTCTGCCGGCAAGACCGGGGCCTGAACCGTCTTGATGGTACTTATCTTGACCAAGTATATTAACCACAGTCATTATATATGTTGCCGCTAATGGCACAACTATAGTAACTGTTGGCACACTAACTGCACCTGTACCGGAAACCCCAGTTAAGTTCACAGACACACCGGTCTGTGAAAAAGTCCCGCTAGTTGTCATAACTCCCACCCTACCAAACATTTGGGGGTTGGGGATATAACGAAGAGTTACTGTGTTGAAAGTGGGAAACTTAACAGAAACAGGTATACTGTTGTTTTCGGGGCGCGGCTCATACAAAGCTTGCGGATCCGGGCCAACCTTATTTGGTTCTAGTTGTGGGTGTTTTTCCTCGTATTCATCAGGGCCAACTTTCAAACCATTCCACTCTTTTACCATATCGTTTAAACGATAACGAAAGCCAGAGCGGTCTGAATACCCCCACGCATTTTTCCCCGATGCATATCTTGCCATCAGACAACCCTTAGATACTGAATACTCGGCTGAAGTTTCAAAGGCACTCGATCTTCGTCTTCGTCCGCCGCACGTTGGAACTCTTCCTCGTACACAGCTTTTAAAAGTTGAATCCGCTCTGGAGCTTTTTTCATAGCGACGTAGTAAGCCAAGCCAGCAACCATACAAGGATAGAAGCGAAACGGAGCATCAGTTGTGTTAACCAATGTATCAGCATCGTCCATCCGCTGCACATAGTAATAGATAAGTGTGTCAGTGGAGCTATCTGGTGTCGGCCACAAAGTTACTTCTGGAGTTATCTGACGGTTATAAAAATACTGACTAGGACGGCCTTCAGTAGTTTTGCTAGGTAGGGTCAAATAATCACCGCGTGACATGCGGTCTAATTCATAGTCGGTGCCGCTGCGCCGAACAACAACTTCTAGCAGGTCTGTGTAATCTGCGGTGAAGGTGTAGGTAGCTGTGCCTGCGGTCAAAGCTTGTGTGCCCTGCTTTACTGTCCACAAATTCAGGCCACGGTTCGCCCAGTCAGCAAACATTAGGTTAAGCGAACGCCGCGCTGTTTTAAAGTCGTAGCCTGTACGAGCCTCAAGACCGCAGCGTTCATATGCCTCCTCGATGATCTCGGCGACATTTAACTCAAAGTTTCTAGAACCTGAAACTGCCATTTACTTTTTCCTTTTCAGCGACTGGACTCTACGCGGCTTACCCGCTGGTTGTCCAAGACGTTTCTTCTGCGATATTCTACTACGTTTTTCAGCGGCTGTCATTTCTTTGGATGTTTTAGGGGTCTTAGAAGATACGCGCTTGGAGGGGCGGCAATATGGAGTACCCCGTTTTTCTCCTTCGCTACGCCCACACGCCTTCCCCGTGCGAACATCCTTCCATTCTTCCTTGAACCACCGTTTGAGAGCCGCTCCCTTTTTAGTCTTTCGTACTGCCATATCTGGTCCATACCTACAAAACAACTGCAAACAAATAAACGAATAAACCAACAGCCATAACTACAACGCCGGCCACAAGAACTATCTGCTTCATCATCTCTTCAAATTCTTTAGCTTCTTGTAGCTTTCTCCTACGTTCAGCCGCCGCTGCCTCTTTAGCTTCCTGTATGCGTTTAGCTCTTTCGGCGACAATGCCCTTCCACGTTCCGGGGCCAAACCTCATATCCACCAAAGTAGCTACTTCTTGTAGCTTTTCCGCCGCAATCTTAGCGTCTATAATTTCCTTTGCGACAGTGTCTACACCAAACTGATCACCCAACCCGCCGCCAGCCTTTTTGTTTCTAGCTTGCTGCGCTTCTTTTTCGCCACGAAACAAATCATCAATCTGAGTGGCTATCTGACCTATATCCTGAACAGTGTTAATATTGCTTTTTATAAAAGCAACTGACTGCTGAACCAAAGCAATTCCGGTTAGAATTTCTGCAATCGGCATTTTTATCTCTTCGGTATAGGTTTACAAATAGCTACTATTTTTGCCCTCCTTCCGTCAGTTATAGGCACCGATGGCTGTTGTGATAGCCGTTCAGCAAAATAGATACACCTATCTATGTCCGCGAACCGCTGTGTTTGATCTATTATCTGACTCCCCAAATAGACTGTTAATAAGAATTCTACCACGGCTTCAGTGTTACTTGCCCACTATCAATATAATTTGGTTGTGCGGTACTTGTATGTTCCGCCTGCTGCTTTCTTTGTTTTGTTGCCCCAGTTGGCTGCACCGACTTTACGGCACTTGGCGATTGCCCCGCTTGCATACGCTGACGGGAAGACCTTATAACGGCGCTTAACCTTGCTGTAACATGCATCTTTCTTTGCTCCGCCTTTTTCAATTTGCTTTGACATCGAGCCTCGCGAGATTGTCATTTTTACTCTCCAAGTAATCACGCCACAAGACACTTAGTATCTCGTGGTTCTTGTCTACCTTCACAGCAATAACCGCTGTGTCGGTCTTTAAATCCATAATTGAAACACCCAGCCAGCCTAGAAAAGCCAACATTGCACCGGCAATAATTTTATTGTCCATTAGCACTTCCATCTTCTTCTCGCAGCGCAGATGCGCTTCTTGGGGGTTTTGCTACAGTTTACGTTATGCATTTTCATCTGACCTGCTGATCTTGCACAGTAAGACTTCTTACGCTTACCACCACCCGGCTGTGGTGCTTTTAGTTTTGAGCCTGTGGCTCGGTTATACTTAGCCCGGCCTTTTGCCGTTAATCCAGCACCTCTAGATGCTGGCAGCTTTTCGCCACGCTTAACTGATAGATTAACAGATTTCTTCTTTCTTGTCGCCATTACAAGCGTCCCTTCTCCTGTACTACTACCCCCTCTCCAAAGATACCGATATCGGCGGTCTGGCTGTTCATCTTTACCTGAAACTCAATAGTTGTTTTTTCTGGAACCTTGAACGGTATAACTCTTTGAATATCCATACGTTGCAGGAAACTTGTCTGAGCTACGTTAAATATCCGACCATCTGAAAAGGTGTTGTGATTTCTGAACGTCATAATTTTAGTGTCGTTGTTGGCTGACGCAGTAAATGCGTCAATCCGACCCAAGTAAAAAGAATGATTTGCTGGAACAGTGTACACAGCGGCTTGGTTTTTGCCATACCCAGCGTTGATAGCCGCGTATGTTGTTGCGCCAACCTTAGCGGACACTAAGCCAACGGCGTTTCCAACAACGGTTATCAGGTCATTAATAAATCGAAACTCTTTTGTTGTTGTCACACCAGTCAGTCCATTTAGTGCAACAACCTCAGTAACAATTTCGTAGTTGTCATCTAGGCCGTTGATAAGAATAGACACAGCCGTATCGCTGGCGTTGCTGCTTGACAACGTCAGTTGGGACTGGGCGGAAAGAAATGGAAGAGGATTTGTATTAGCAAGCTCCCACGGCGTGACAAAAGAGGTGCCAATCGCCGTGGCAGTGCCAAAAAGATTTCGGGGTGTGTGCCCCGAAATTTGTCCACGACTAACCTGTAGCTCAAACGGCTCGGATGTACCCACCTGAGTTATCGAACGTAAGTCGTAGACAGACATTGTTTTACGCCAAAAAGATTGTTAGTTCGGCACCTGTACCCGAGATTGCGCTTACATAAACACCGCTTTCAGCAATTATACCGTCGCCCGGAATGTTAAGCGCATTCTGACCAGCGGGAAATTTTTGTGTAAGCAATGTCGCACCGCCGTTACCGTCGGTTAGCGTAAACGCACCAGCAGCGGTAGCGTACATAACAATCTGTTTAATGCGTGAGCGACCCGGACCTACTGCCCCTGTCGCTGTAGCACTATAGGCTTTTACTGGACCAGCCATCTAAGCCTCCTGTTTAGCTAAGTGCTGCGCCTACAGCGGTTACCCAAGCGGCACCTGTGTTAATTACGATGCAGTATTCGTTGTTACCTGCACCGTTGTCAGAAACCATATACACGGTTCCAACGGCAACATCGCCAAAGGCTGGCAGATTAGCAGTGGTTACAACGGGGATTTGGAAGCCAGCGTTTGAACGCACTGGTCCTGAAAAAGTAGATAAAGCCATTTAGATCTCCTGTCGTGGCTAGTGTCAGCCGCACCTCGCGGCTGTCAGGGATGACTTATTATACAATAAAAAAGGGCGACTGAATAGCCGCCCTTTAATATCTTTGTATTTACACTTATGCGCCCGGTGAACCGAACACAGCGCGTGGGTCTGAGAAGCCGAAGCTGTAACGCTCACGAGCCTTAAACCGCATG